AATTATCAACAGCATTAGACACTTTAGCTGTAAACTCTATGAAAAAATTTGAAGATGCTATTATAGATGGTTTACGAGAAGGCAAGTTAAGATTTAAAGATTTTGCAGATTATGTTGTAGAGCAACTTTTGCGTATTGCTATTCAGCAGCTAATCACACAGCAAATAATAAATCCATTTAGAGATTTTTTAGGTGGTTTAGATTTTTCTACACCGCAACCATCTACTCTAAATCCAACAGCAGGTGGTAATACAAATTATCTTTATGAAGGCGGAGGTTATACAGGCATGGGTGTAAGAGCAGGTGGTATAGATGGGCGTGGTGGCTTCCCTGCAATATTACATCCAAACGAAACAGTTATAGATCATACGAAAGGACAAGGCATGGGTGCTTCTGTAAACTTTAATATATCTACAGTAGATGCAGCAGGTTTTGATGAACTGCTTGCAAAAAGAAAAAACATGATTATAAGCATGGTCAATCAAGCTTATAACTCAAGAGGTAAAATGGGAATAGCATAATGTCAGGTACTTTTCCAACAACAATAAAGCCAAGCAGTCTATCATTGCAAGACAATAGACCTAATTTATTAAATCAATCTGTATCTGGTAAAAGAGTTACTAGAAAATATGGATCACAATTTTTTACTTTGGATATTACATTACCACCTTTATCAAAAGATGATGCGATGGATGTTTTTGCTTTTCTTAAAAAACAGCAAAACTCTTTTGATAAATTTGATTACACATATCCAATAACAAACAGAGGTGCTAATAGAACGCAAACAGATATTGTGGTAAATGGATCGCATAGTGTAGGAGATTCAACAATAGCATTGTCAGGATTTGATGCATCAACAACCGATGTTCTCAAAGCAGGTGATATTATTAAGTTTGCAAATCACGATAAGGTTTATATGCTTGAATCTGATTTAGATTCAGACGGAAGCGGTAATGGTACTGCAACAATATCACCAAGTATAATAGCCACATTAGCAAACAGCGAAGCAGTAACAGTTGACCAACCAAATTTTAAGGTGTATCTAAATAGTGATGTTTTATATACAACGGATACTTCAGGATTATTTGTTATAAACTTTTCATTGCGTGAGTGCATTGAATAATGTCAAGAAGTTTAAGCTCAACTTTACTCACGCAATTAGCAAATCCTACTAATACATTTTGTTTTCTACTAGAAATTAATACATCTACAGTTTTTAGATTAACTGATAATCAGTTTGATGTAACTTACGATTCCAATACTTATACATCTTCTGGTGAAATAATATCAGTAAGCACAACACCAGAAACAGGAGAACTTAAAGTAGAAGAAACATCTATAGAGTTATCAAATATAAATTCGACATTCATATCGGTTTTTGATGATGAAAATTATATAGATGATGCTGTAAATATATATCTTGGTTTTTTTGATAGCAATGATTCTTTTATTGATGCCTTTACCTATTTTTCAGGAAATATAAAAAATGTAGAAGTAAGCGAATCAAATACTGATTCAACAATTATATTGACTTGCTCAAATCATTGGGCAAATTGGAATTTAAAAAAAGGTAGACACTTTACTGATGAATCACAACAAAGGGCATTTTTAAATGATAAAGGTTTAGAATTTGCACATATAACAAGACAAAACATTAGGTGGGGTTCTTAATGATTGATCCTGCAACAATATACAGAGCATTACAAATTATAGTAGGTATATTGACTGTTTATACAGGCGTTAAAAATTTTAGATTAGCACAAAAACTCAAAAGACAAGGACAAGACATACTTGCAACAAAAATAGCTGATGGTGGCAAGATACCAATTATTTATGGAAGAAGAAGAGTTGGCTCAACCTTGCTTTATATGGATACAGATTCAGGCAACTCAAGAGAATTGTTTGTTGTGTATGGCTTATGTCTGGGTGAGATAGATTCAATTGAGCTTGATACCATTGAAATTAATGGCACGCCTATTTCTGATACAAGTGTTTTTAGAGATGGTTATTACACAGGATCAGACAAAATCAGTAGTGGAGCAGGATCATTAAACACAGCAAGTCAACTTGGTAATGTGCAAGTTAAAGTTAAAAATGGTAGAAGTGGTGATGATCCTACAAAAAGATATAGAATGGTATTTAATGCTCATCATGGAGCAGACGATCAAACTGCTGATCCTATGCTTAATGCATCACAAACTAAATGGACAAGTAATCATAGGTTAAAAGGTATTGCTTACATAGCTGCTTCTTTTGAATATGATTCAAAGGGTATGTTTACATCTACTCCTGAACTAACAGTAGTTGTAAAAGGAAGAAAGCTTTACGATCCAAGAAAAGATGGCTCTATATCTGGCGGTTCAGGATCACATAGAATTGATGATAAGACGACTTATGAGTGGTCAAATAACGCTGTTTTACCATTGTTAGATTATATGCATCAAGATCATGGTAAAGGTCTAGCAGCTTCTTTAATTGATCTACAATCATTTCAAACAGCAGCAAATACAGCAGATACCATTGTTAATGTACCAGATTATGCAGGCTCTTATTCTGCTGCAACTTTTACAGCACTCAATGGTGATAATTTTATAGATGTTGATGAGACAACATGGAGCAAGCTAAAAGGTAATGAAAAAATATCTGTAAAAGATAGTAGTGGCACAATAATTCTTAATAGAGCAAATATATTAGATGTGCAACGCAATACTCCTCATTCTGGCACAACAAGTTATAGAGTTTTTATTGATGATACGCCTGATGAAAAAATAAGCAAAAGTGTAACTTTTTCCGCAACAAATGGAGATGCCACGATTACTGCAACTTGTACAAGTCATGGTGCAAGTGTTAATGATAGAGTTCTGTTTGCAGGTGCAACAAGTTTGGGTGGAAATATTACAGATGTTGTTTTAAATAAACTATACACAATAACAACAGTTGCAGATGCAAATACATTTACCTTTGAAGCAACAAACTTAGATGGTACAACTGCAACAGCAAACTCTTCTGATACAGGTAATGGTGGCGGTTCTGCTGTTGCAAAATTTTTATATGAAGATGAAACAGGAACAGTCTTAGCAGAAGTAACACGATTTGAGTGCAATGGTTTAGTTGATACTAATGAAACTGTTTTAGAAAACGCAAGAGAGTTGCTTGCAAATGTAAGAGGTTTTTTAAATTATGTAGATGGTAAATATTCAATATTAATAGAAGATACAGGATCATCAACATTTAGTATTACAGAAGATCATATCTTAAATTTAGGTATAAAAATAAGATATGAAGATAAAGCAGAAAAACTTAACAAAGTTGTTGTCCAATTTTTTAATGCACAAAAGAAATTTGAAGCTGATACAAAAACTGCTTTTCATAATGACAATGCAACCACATTTAAAAATGATGATGGTGGTGAAGAGTTAGAAACAACTGCTGAATTTCCATATATTACAAATCCATATATTGCTTTTAATATGGCAAAAACAATTCTAAACAGAAGCAGAAATCAAAAAACTATAACCTTTGTAGGTACTCCTAGACTATACAATTTAGTTGCAGGTGATGTTGTTGATATTACCTATTCGCCATATAACCTATCAAGTGCTTTATATAGGATTGAAGCTGTAAACCTTTTAGAAAATGGTTTAGTAAATATACAAATGCTTGAATATCTTGACATATATTCTTGGGATGCTAATGCACCAACAGAAAATGTTGGTGATGAAACAAGATTACCTACAGGCACAGAAACTTCTAAAGTTACATCTCTTGCTTTTACAGATACCAACGCAAGTGCAACAGGGAGACCTTTTTTATCTTGGACAAATCCAACAGATTACCCATCAAAAGAATTCAGAGTATCAATTGTCGATTCAAGTGGTAATGAGGTGCATAATAGAATTGTTAGTGATAGCAAGATTGATCTTAATTTTATTAAAACAGCATCAAACTATGTAGCTTCTGTAACTACAATAAATACTATTGGAGCAGAATCAGAATCAACTGATTTAACTTTTACTGTTTCTGATGAGCCAATAAAAGCAGTCGATATACAAGCAGGCACAATAACTGCTGATAGGTTGAATGTTACGGACTTAGCTTTAGATTTTACTGCTGCTACTGTTTCAGGTTCAACGATAGGATCATTTCAAAACAACACTATGCGATTGAAAAAAGTTGCAGACTTGGGTACAGCAACAGGTATCTATCATATATATTGTAGAGTTTTTGGTGGTAATGGTGAGGTAAAAACATTATCTATTGTTGCAGGTGATGGTACTTATGGCACAGGATCAAGCTTTGAGTTAAGAGATGATTTTGCTTATAGTGATGGTTCAACACCAACAATACCTACAGCAGATGAAGGTTCTGCTCAATATCACTCTGGACAAACACAATTCTTTTCAGCAATAGATAGATTTGATAGCACTAATGAAATGGTGCAAAAAGATTTTATTGTCAGAAAAGTAAGCAATACGAGTAGAACATTAAGGTTATATGTACTTGCTCAAGGAGATGGTAACAATAAACAACTAAGTAATGTTCAGTATGGTTTTTATAGATTCTCGGAGATTTGATGCCAATACATAATTTTGATTATAGCTATAAGTACAACAGCATGAAAACAATGCCAAAAAGTATTGACGATAGTACACAAATAGTTAGAGAAGTTTGTGTTGAAGTTACAGGTGTTGATGTCTTAGATAGCGAAAAAACACACACTGAAAAAATGTATTCACAATTAGAAGGTGTTTATAGCTTGCGAGATAATGATTTACCACCTGATTTTATATTAGTGAAAGACATTACAGAGCAACAAGTAATAGATTGGTATAAAAAAACTGTAACCCTAGATGATCTAAATATTTACTTTACTTGGCAAATATTCGGTATTGATGAGGTTAATGCATGAGTTTATATTTCAAACACTATAGATATAAACTACAATAGATATGAGGACAGAATATGGCAACACATGATTATAATATAGCTAACCAAACAGGAGCAGACTTTAGAGCAGACTTAAATAATGCTCTTTTAGCTATTGTTTCCAATAACAGCAATGCTACATCACCAAGCACAACTTACGCTTATCAGCTTTGGGTTGACACAGCAAACAATGTTTTAAAACTAAGAAACTCTGCAAATAGTGATTGGATAACAACAGGTATTAGTATTACAGCTTCAAATAGTTTTACAGGTGATATTACAGGCAATAGTGCAACAGCAACAGCGTTAGCTACTGCAAGAACAATCAATGGCGTAAGTTTTGATGGTACAGCAAACATTTCTTTTAATACTGATTCTGTTAGTGAGGGTTCAAGTAATTTATATTTTACAAATGAAAGAGTAGACGATCAGGTTAATTCTTTACTTACAGCAGGAAGTGGTATCAGTCTTACTTATGACGATGCAGCAGGTACATTAACAATTGCAAATACAAACTCTGCTGATATAACAAGCGTTGTTGCAGGTGATGGTCTTACAGGTGGCGGAACTTCAGGTGATGTTACTTTAGCAGTAAGTGTCGATGATTCATCTATAGAAATAAATTCAGATACTTTAAGAGTGAAAGCAAGTGGTATCACAAACTCTATGCTTGCAGGCTCAATAGCAAATGACAAACTTGCAGGCTCTATAGCAAACAGCAAGCTTGCAAACTCAAGCGTTACAATTAATTCTCAAGCTATATCTTTGGGTGGATCACATACTTTTGATAGCGATGATATTGGTGAGGGTTCTAGCAATCTCTACTTTACTAATGCAAGAGCTAGAGGATCATTAAGTATAGGATCAGAAGGATCGGCAAGTGGTAATGGTGCTATCGCTTACAACAGTTCAACAGGTGTATTTACCTATACACCACCCGTTATTAGTGGCTTGTCAGGCGACACAGACGATCTATCAGAAGGATCATCTAATCTGTACTACACAGATGCAAGAGCAAATGCTGCTATTGATGCAAGAGTTACAAATACATTCATAAATAATCTATCAGGCGTTGTAGCTGATACTGCAACAGCATTAGCTACAGCAAGATCAATAGCATTGTCAGGCGATGTAACTGCTTCAGGTGTTAATTTTGATGGCACAGGCGATATAACTTTATCAACAACAATAGCTGCAAACAGCGTAGCACTTGGCACAGATACTACAGGTAATTATGTAGCTACAGTTGCAGGTACAACAAACGAAATTGAGGTTTCAGGATCAGGAAGTGAAACAGCTTCAGTAACTATCGGATTGCCAGATAATGTAACTATTGCAGGCAATCTAACAGTCAACGGAACTACAACAAGCGTAAACACACAAACATTAGAAGTAGAAGACCCACTTATCAAACTTGCCAAAGCTAATAGTGGTGCTGATAGTGTTGATATAGGTTTTTATGGTTTGTATGACACTTCAGGATCACAGGATTTATATGCAGGATTATTTAGAGATGCTTCCGATAGTGGTAAGTTCAAACTATTTAAAGATTTACAAGCAGAGCCAACAACCACAGTAAACACTTCTGGAACAGGATATGCAGTTGGCACTTTGGTTTCTAACTTAGAGGGAGATGTTACAGGAAATGCAGCAACAGCTACAGCATTAGAAACAGCTAGAGCAATAGCTTTAAGTGGAGATGTTGTAGGAACTGCAAACTTTGATGGAACAGCAGGTGTATCTATATCAACAACCATTCAAGCTAACAGCGTTGCATTAGGAACAGATACTACAGGCGATTATGTAAGCACAATAACAGCAGGAACAGGTCTAACATCAACAGGTGCAACTTCAGGTGAGGGTGTTGCACATTCATTATCAGTAGATGCAGCACAAACTCAAATTACAAGTGTTGGTGCTTTAGATGGTGGATCAATAACTTCAGGTTTTGGAAGCATAGATGTTGGTTCTTCTGCTATAACAACATCAGGAACAGTAACAGGTGGCACACTAGCAGGAACTTTATCAACAGCAGCACAAACAAATATTACAAGTGTTGGAACGCTATCTACTCTTACAGTAGATGATATAACTATTAATGGTTCTACTATTTCTGATGCAGGTGATTTAACACTAGATGTTGGTGGAGATATCATTCTTGATGCAGGTGGTGATGACATTACTTTTAAGAGTGGTGGCACAGAGTTTGGAAGTATATTTAAAGTTAGTAATGACTTATTTTTAAATTCTGCAATATCAGATGGCGATATTAAATTAAGAGGAAATGATGGTGGCTCTTTCATAACTGCTCTTACCCTTGATATGTCAGATGCAGGTGCAGCTACTTTTAATTCAACTATCTCTAGTGGTGCGATTACAAGTAGTGGTCAATTCCTTTTAAATGTTGCAGCAGCAGGAACAACTGTAATGGATGTTCAAGGAAACTATAGTGCTAATGGAGATGTCAAGTTAGCACAGTTTAAAAGATCAGGTGGTGCTGTTGCAGCAGCAATTGAATACAACGATGCTACAACAGATATGGAGTTTGGAACTGTAACAAGTCATGCATTTAGTCTAAAGACTGCTGATACAAGAAGATTGACTATTGATTCTTCAGGACTAGTTGGAATAGGAACTGCATCGCCTTTAACAAAATTGACAGTTTCAGGTGATTACATTTCGCAAACTGATGGAACAAGAACTTTATATATGGGTTCAGATGGCTCAGGTGGTTTATTTGGAACTATAACCAATCATTATCAAAGGTTTATTACAAACAATACAGAAAGAATGCGTATTGATGCTTCAGGAAATTTATTAGTTGGTAAAACATCTGGAACAGCAGGAAATACAATTGAAACAAATGGAAGAATATCAGCAGTCGCAGGCTCTACAGGACAGCCTACATTTAATTGTGAAGGCGATACTAATACAGGAATAAATTTACCTGAATCAGATAGAATACAGTTAGTTACTGCTGGCACAGAGGCTATCCGTATTGATTCATCACAACGAGTAGGTATCGGAACTTCAAGTCCTTCACAAATATTAAATTTAAAAGCTAATACACCTTTTATACAATTCAATCAAGACGGCACAGATTCTTTTGCAGGTATCAATTTTGGAGATGACGATGATGCAAATGATGGTCAAATACTTTATGACCATGATTCACGCTACATGCGA